AGATGATGGTTTGAGTGTGGGTTGTGTTGAGTTTTTGCGTAAGTTGTTTTGTCAGCCAAAGTTTGATAATAGCAACTTCCCATATTGGCAAAACGATGAAGCACCTGATAGCACTCCATCAGCCGCCACTATAGAAAAGACCTCGGAATTTCTTGCGCAGGGTAAAATAGTCGCTTGGTACCAGGGAAATGGTGAAATTGGACCAAGAGCCCTTGGCAATCGTTCTATTTTGATGAACCCAAATGTTGAAAATGGTAAAGATATTCTCAACTCTCGTGTTAAAAAGCGCGAGGAGTATCGCCCATTTGGTGCATCAATTTTGAATGAATACACCAGTCAATATTTTGATTGTGACTATGAAAGCCCATATATGCTTTATGTAATTGACGCTCTTGATAAGAGTCAGTTCAAACCTATTTTGCACGTTGATGGTACTTGCCGTATTCAAACGGTCAATGAACAACCGCAATATGCAATTTACCGAGACTTGATAGAAAGTTTCCGACGCAAAACTGGTATTCCAATGGTGCTCAACACTTCACTAAACGTGAATGGTGCGCCTATTGCTGGATACAAGGCTGACGCAAAGAAACTTTTTGATACAAGTGATCTTGACGTTTTAGTTATTGGCGATGAGATCATCACGAAGTAATATAAATAACAGTGCCCAAAAGGCATATACAAAGAAATACTACGATATACAACGATACACATAGGAGATATACATATGTCATTTGCTGACCTTAAACGATCCAGTGCTAGTAGTTTTGATAAACTCACTAAAGAACTGGAAAAGTTAAACAAAAACACATTCGATAATTCTGAAGAAGATAAGTATTGGAAACCAACTGTTGATAAGGCTGGTAACGGCTACGCAGTTATCCGTTTCCTTCCCGCGCCAGACAAAGAAGATATTCCTTTTGTTCGCATTTGGGATCATGGCTTTCAAGGACCAAGTGGTCTTTGGTACATCGAAAAGTCATTGACCACTTTGAACAAAGAGGATCCAGTTTCAGAGTACAATAGTAAACTTTGGAATTCTGGTATTGAGGCTGATAAGGAACTCGCACGTAAGCAAAAGCGTCGACTGACTTACGTCTCAAATATTTTTGTTTTGAAGGATCCTAGCAACCCTGCTAATGAGGGGAAACTTTTCCTCTTCAGATATGGTAAAAAGATTTTCGATAAGATTAACGATATGATGTATCCTCAGTTTGAGGATGAAGCACCAGTTAATCCATTCGATCTTTGGAAAGGCGCTAACTTCAAGTTGAAAATTCGTAATGTTGAGGGATACCGAAACTACGACAAGTCCGAATTCGATGCTCCCGCACCACTATTCGATGAGGACGACAAACTTGAGGAAGTTTGGAACAAGGAGTATTCACTCAAAGAACTCGTTGATCCAAAGCACTTCAAGTCCTATGCAGAACTCAAAGCACGTTTGGATGCTGTGTTGGGTCTAGATGGTGCAGCACCGCGTCCTAACACTCGTGCCGAACTAGCCACTGAGGATGCTGTAGCAGCACCCACATTCAAGGCAAAGGAGGCTCCGATCACTGCTGTTAACAATAGCAACAGTGATGATGACGAGGATCTTGAGTTCTTCAAGAAACTTGCGAGCGAGGAATAATTCGCGGCTAAAGGTTGATTGGGTTGGGAGGGGGAGCGAAAGTTCCCCCTCTTTTTTTATGCCCTGCCAGTCGTGAAATAATTTGTCCACATAATCGTAGAGTCAAAATATGGAGAACTTGGTTCTCCTGGACCATTTGCTACAACTGATGTTGATGATGGTGCTGGGCTATTTGATGCCACTACAACTGCTGGTGGTGTTGTTGATCCTGCTGAAGAACCAGCTCCTGCCGCATTGGAAATAGCTGCCGCCGCTATCGGCATTGCAGCTGGAGTAAAATCTCCAGATTGAGCCCTTAATGCAGCACCGCCCGCAGGATCCAAATTTCTAAAATAAGCCCAAGTGCCAGACAATTGTTTGTTATTTGAACGAACAGACTCGTAAAGACTTTTTGCCAGTTCGTCTTGAATTTCAGGAGTAAATTTTATATTTTTCCAGTTGTCGCCATATAATTTTTGGGCTTGTTCCATCAAAGTTCCATAATTAAATTGATACGCTCCAATAGCACCAGTTCCCTTACTTGAATCCACACCTTTGATTTTACCCCTTGTATTAGGTATCAAAGTGTTTTTTTGGAAATCGCTAACTTGGCCAAGTGTCATTTCTGTCAATGGTTTGTCAGGGCTACCATATTGACCATATGCATAAACGGTATTATACGGATCACCACGCAGCGCGGTTCCTTCTCCCGCTATAATGCCGCTTTTCACATTTTCAAAATTTGTGCCAGAAAAATCCGCATTTGCAGCAGCACTTGGGGTGTATTTTCTACCCCTGCGACCGTGTCCAAGTCTTTTTGGTGTAAACGTTTCAGTTGGAGTTACTGCGGAATCTTCTTCGCCCAAAAAACCCTTAATCTTATCAATGGTGTCATCAACAATTTCAAATATTCCTTCAAAAACTCCAGTTACCTTTTTTACTAATGCTGGTAAAGAAAGTGCAAGTGTCATCAAAAGCGTTTTGGTCAAAAATGAAAGCATTCCTTCACCAGTATTTTTAACCATTGCCATAATTTTACCGCCACCATCAGCACCACTCAGAGTTTCTTTTTCAAGAGAACCTTCTCTTGCGGCTTGATTTTCCTGAGTGAAAGAGGCGCGTTGAACATCGAGTTGATTTTTTAAAGTCGCATCTATTCCAGCGAGATATTTTACAGCAATGCTCAAAAGACGATTTGTGACTTCACAACACTCTTGACCGCAGCAATCACCAGTTTTATTTTTTGCCCTAAATCCTGGCAACCCAGGCATTGATGGTGTTCTAAGTGTTGGTAATGCGCCTCTAAACGCTGTTGCATCGCCTCCAGTTGAGGTTAGTGAAGCCCCCTCAACCCCATTTGAAGAAGTAATTTGTCCACCGTTATCACCACCTAAAAAACCAGCAGCAGCGCCGCCCAAACGCCCAAGCATGGAAGCGCCCAATGCAATCCCTGTTCCAATTTTTCCTGCAACTTTTGCAGTGCCACGACCCAAATTTCCGAGAAATGGGAGAGCGTATCCAGCACCTTTGACGAGATTTTGAGCAAGTTTGTTTTTTGCCAGTCGTTGGAGTAAACCACCGCCAATTACCTGTCCCTCTAAAACATCTCCCGCATTTTTTCTAAACAGTCCACCAGCGGCTCTAGAACCAGCAATAAACTCTCCCTCTAACACTCTCCCTGCACCACCTGCCCCTCTCGTTATCAACGAACGAGCCCCAGTCATAAGTGCTTGTCTGGCAACAGTTCCACCAACCAAATTTAATACCGCAGGAGCGGCTAGTGCTAAAGGTAATGGCATTTATTTTTGCTCTCTTTTTTCTTTTTCTTTTTCCAAAAAATCTATTAACATTTGAACATACAAATCTCTTTCAAAAGGTATCAAATTTTCAAGATCCCCAATAGAGTATTTATGATGCTGAACCAACGAGAACATCAGGTTATAATAATTTATCAGACTCGTATGACTCAGCGCAAGGTAAAAAAATCGCTTAATGTGCTCAGTGTTACTGATTTCTCCTTATCCAATGAGTTTTTGTACTTCACAGTGTGTTCTAACCTTGGCATGTTTTCCATGAAGTTTCTAATTTTGTCAAAGGTCTTCACATCAAGATTGTCAATAAACTCTTGTAATTCTGTTTCTGTTTGTTCTGATGCAGGGTATACATCGTTTTCGTCATAAATCTCATCCAAGCATTTGATGATAAAGAAATTAAGAATCTCAACTTCATTTTGAAACTTTTTCATTTCATCGATCAATGATGCACTTGGATACTTCATAACGATGCCAGAGGTTTTATTGATCTTGATATTTTTATCAATTTTCTTTGGCGCTACCATTTCAACTTCATCGAGGTCGATTTGGAGTTTGTATTGTTTTTCGTCTTCAGCATCTTTGTAAAAGACTTCAATAACGTTGTTGACTGATCTTGCGCGGAGTTTGAGGAAAATATATTCCAAATCAAACATGGCGAGTTTTTCAACATCAATTTGATCACTCAAACAGCAATTGTTTACCACTTGTTTAATAGCCCTAACCGCTTCTGTTTCATCGCCGCTTTGTTGCGCCATCAAAAGAATTTTTTCTTCTTTAACCAAAAATGGTCTGAAGGTGGCTGGTTTATTTAACGATGGTATTACAAGTTCAAAAGTAGGTGACTGAATTTTTGGCAAAGCCATAACTAACTCCTCATTTCATTAAAACGATTTTAAAATTTTGTTAACGATCTTTTCTTGGGCTGAATAAATTTTGCCATTAGCAAGATTTTTAATTTTATCAATAATCCCCTTTCCAGAACTGAAACCTGGCAAATCTGAAGATTTTCCTAAAATGTACCCACCTGTTGCAGATGTTTGTAAGAAATCTATCGCCATATCAGTAAACATGAATGTCACGCTATACCTAATTACATCATCAGTTGCCCCCCAAGCCATACTTATATCAGTGGTTGTTAATGGGTAAGCGTCTCTTAATTTTACAACAAATGACTGTTTTAATTTTTCGTCATAAACGAATATCGTCAATTGTGGACTAATGTAATTATCTTTGTAATTTAAAAAATATGGTTTTGATTTAAAATTGTCCACGTTACCATGAATGCCGTTTGAGAAAACGTCATGATTCATGATTCCGTTATTCCAAAGGTGAAAATAACGAATAACCTCAGCCGCACGATCTACAACGAAAGTCGCTGTGATTGGGTTAAATTGTGGCAAATAAGGGCGACGTTCAATTGGACCATAGCCATATCTTCTAATGTTGTCTGATGTAAAAAAGTTTACCCCAGGAATAGTCACGGACTCACAACGCATTACTAAATTTCGGAGGTCTGGATTTTGAATTGGGTCTCCAAATGTTTCATCGCCAAATACAGTTTTGAATTGTTCACTCTCATTAAACATTAATGGAGGAGACATAATCAAAGTGAAACTGTGATTACGTAAAACACCATTTACATTCAGTTCTGTTCTAAACTCATTGATGTTAAATGTTTTGCTTCTAGAGCCTACAACAACCGTTTCTAATTTTTCTTCGCTTGATGGAAGGTTCTTTTGCTCACTCGCTGCCTTTTGTTCATCTGGCGACTGAGTAAATAATTGAGTGAAATATTCTGCTGGGTTTTCCATTTATTAGATGCCTCTGAGCATACGTTTAGAATCTGCCCAGACTTGTGACTTGGTCTTTTTGGCAAATCTTTCTGTTGGTAAAAACAATGCAATATCCCACTCTGATGGGTAAACGTATATAAACTTGGATGCGAGATGACTGGTCAAGTATCTTTTGATGCATGGCGAAAAGTATCTCAATTTTGCAGTTTGTGATAACAATTGGTAACTCATTTTCAATTTCGTTGACTCATCGTAACGAGTGTTGTTAGCAAAACTATACAACCCATCCATCAATTTTGCTCTATATTGCAGCGGTAAATAGTGAAGGTTGAGTCCGTAAAAACCACCTTCTGCTTTTATGTAAGGAAAAACCAGTGGAAATTTATCATAATATGGTAACTCTTCAGAGTATTTTGGGTCATAGTAGAACATGTACATACTACCAACAATTGGCTGATTCACCAGTCGTTCTTTTTCGTTTCTCAGTATTGCTCGCTCGTTGACATTGCTGACTTTTTGAGCAGTTTCTCTATACCAATTACGAGCATCTTGTGTACGTGCTGGGACTTTACCCTCACGGATGCCTTGAACCACTATTTTCTCAAAAATTGATGCCAAGTTCTTTTTCCCCAATTACCAGAAATTTCCATCCTCTTTCCCCACAATATTTATTCGCCGCTTCCCACTTGGCAGAATTTATCCCCCAGTTATACACTTCGCGGAGGTAGGAGCGTGTCGGTTTGCCCGATTGTGGTGCTGGTGGGCGTGATTGACTCATTGGTTTGATTTCTACGACAAGCGTCTCTATTTGATTCTCGGGTGTTTTCTTTTTCACCAAAAAGTCTGGGAAGTACCTATGAACCCTGTTATCAATCGGCGAACGATAAGGGATGCAAAACTCCTCTGATGCCCATTGGATAACGTTCTGCTGGGAGTCAAGATACATCATGAACTTCAGTTCCCAGCGGCTACGATAAACGATATTTGTAGGGTTGCCCAAATACTTTTGTGGATTTTTGGGCTTGAACACACCTTGGTAAGCCATGAGAGATATTTATAAATAATCCGTATACTCTACTTCGGCGAAATAAATGGCAGACACCAACATATCAGATATTTTCAAAAAAGAAAATAACCCAATTAAGAAGTTTGCCAACAGTTTGGCTGACAAACTCGCCGCCAAAGCAGAGGACAAACTGGTTGGTGCGTTGTCAGACGCTCTGGCAAAAGTTGGCTTGGGTCAAGGCTCTGGTAAAAGTATTGCGAGTCAGTTAGGTGATGCCATTGTAGCAGACCTCGCAGCAGAGTTTTTTGGCGCTTTGGGTAAAGACATCAACAGAGCAACAAAAGAAGAAATCGAATTAGCACGCGGTACAATTGATGCTAATGTTGACGCTCCAAACGTTTTGGAGCCTGAAAATCAAGAACTCGGCTCAGAAGTTTTAAGGTTTCCAGCTTCAATTGGCGATTATCACATGCGTTTGGAAATTAAACAGTACAGCCGCCCAGCGTCAAACGAAGTAGCAGAAATGACAGTTAGAGATGTTATTATTCTTCCCCTTCCTAGAACATTAGAAGATCGTCATGAAATTTCATATGAGGGTCATTTGGAATTGGGGATAGTTGGTGCAATTGGAGCCAATGCTTCTAATCCAGCAAATATGGGAACTGTTAAAGATGCGTCAGCAGATAATGCCATGGCTGGTTTAGCGTATGCTGCTCAAGGGGTAGCAGGTGGTGGTGGACTTGGTAACCAAGTTTTTTCCATTATGCAGCAAATGGCTGGCGCAATACCAAACCCACACGTTTCTGCTCTTTTTAAATCTGTAACTCTCCGCAGACACCGTTTTGATTGGTTGTTAGCGCCAAACAACGAGGAAGAAAGTGAAACTTTGCGCAAAGTCCTTTTGAGATTAAAACAAGCAGCACTTCCTTCATTTACAAAAAACAAAAATTTGTTAGAAATGCCCGAAATGATCAAAATTAAATTGATGCCTTGGGGAAGTCTCGGAAAC